TTATTTCTTCTATAACTCTGGTTTGAGTTCAAATTCAATCATCATATTGTACCCACCCTCTTCAAATCTATGTGAAACTTCTTTGGCAATATAAGTATTATCATCCATCTGTTTAAATCCATCTAGGTTTATTATTCCTCCAGCTATGATGTTTTGACCCCATATTGAAATAGAGCCAGATATGGTTTTTCCATTCGTTTTTTTGAGTTCACTCAACGCCACTGCTCTAGCTTCTACTTCATTTGTGAAACGCCTAGATATTTTAAGAGTTGGCTCATCATCTCCTATCTTTACTTTTTTTGTAGAATGGCTTTTTGTATCATGCCATAATATCTCGACACTATTGTATTTCTCTCTCTTTGAGCGTCTAAAAGAATAATCACTACACTCATGCTCTTCAATGCGAAAAACAGGGAGTATCTCCTTTTCTATCATGATAATTTTTTTGTTTTTAATCGAAAATACCAAATTATGGATTTTGGCAATTCTCTGTAAAAAGTTCAAGTCACTTTCATGAGTTTGGGCGATGTATTTCATGAACAGTTGTGAGTCTGTTTTTACATCTAAGTGGTGTTCTTTTGCTATCTTTTCTACCAGCTGTTTTATGGTTACATTTGTGAATGAGCGATTTTTTTTCTCTTTAAGTGATAGGGAAAAATCAAGTGCTGTTGCACTAATAGCCGTGGTAAACTTTTTGTTTAGCACTTCATTTACAACAAATGAGCCAACATAATAAAGCCCACTCTCTATATATCCAAGCCAACACTCAACCGTGTCATCTTCTTTAAAGGAATTGGCACCCTCAAACTCAACGATAAGGTTATCTGCATGATCTTCAATTCTATCATTGTACTCAATAGAGACAATTTCTTCAATCTCTTGCTGATTGATTTTGAGTTTAAAGATAGGTGTTACCACAAACTTATTCCATTGTTTATTGGAGTTTGTTTAAATCTAGGAAGATAGACAATATCACCTAGATTTAACTCTACTTTGTTTGCTAAGTGTATATTCTTGCCTAAAACCTCTTCAAAAGCAGTTAGTGATCCATAGTATGCGTAAATGATAACATCTAACCGCTCTCCCTCTTTAGCTATATATCTCACCATAAATTGCTATCCTTTATCTCTTGTGTTATCCTGCTCTTCATGTTATCTATTGCCATGCTTACGCTGTCTTTATAGTCCCAAACCCTATCCATTTCGATAAGATAGTCTTGTTTTAGATGAAGTCCATCTTTAAGATAAGAACTCTTAGATTTATTTAGTTTATTAACTGTTACAAAGAAGCTCTCTCCTGTAGGCAGTGTAAAGCGTATAGGTTTCTTAAGCTTAAAAAGTTCCTCAAACAGATACAGTCTTCGCACATCTTTTACGATAAGCGTCCCTTTTACAGAGATGCTCTCTTCCCAACTTTCTACTTTTTGAATTTTTTGGTGATTGCCTAGTCTCTTTGTTTTTGCCCATTCAAAACTAAGAGAGTGAGATATTTCGTCAACCTCCACAATCTCAAACCAAAACCAATAATCAAAGAGGCAAATCATGCCAACAGATAAGGTTGTTTGCATCATAAATCCCCCATGTAGTTATTGGTTCCAAATTTAGTATTAAAAGTCTCTTTTATCCCTTTTACAACATCGGCTGAGTTTTTGGGGTTATTAACCTCAACCTTTATCGTATTGTTGTAGGTATTGGTTGTGTTGCCCTTATCCTTGTCTTGAATTTTTTGAAGAGCCTTTTTGTTATGAGCAATAAGGGCATCAAGTTGTCTCTTTTTTGCATCTGTCTCTGTTCCATCCGTAAGTACACTCCAAACCTTACTTGGCATATACCACTCTGCATTCATGGCTTTTTTTCTGCTACTAAGATCCTCAATCTGATTTTGCAGTGTTGTCTCATCTTTTCCAACTACTCGACTGTTTGCTATAAACTTATGTCTATTCTCTCCAACAGAAGTATACAATACACCAAGTCCAACCAATGCACCGCTTAGTGCTGCTATTCCTGCTAGTTGGGCAGTACTCATTGCCCCAATGCTACTAATAGCCCCCGTAAGCCCTCCAACTCTTTTTGTACTAGCCCCCGCACACTCGCCAACATTGCACAACGCACCACCCATAAGCATAGCTGGTTTTCTAGTGGAAACCAGAGTTTTTGTTAGCCTTGATAGTGGTGAAAATAAAACCCTTACTCCTCTAAGCACCAAAGCCAATGCACCACCCAAAATACCAAGTGTTGCTATAGCCACACCTCCACCAACAGTAATCGTGCCTAACCATTTTGCTGTTTGTGGATGTGCTTTGGCAAAAGCTGTAAATCCATCAACTATACCATCAAGACTACTTGTCAACCTCTTAAGCAAAGGAGTAACATAACCCCCAAGTAAAGCCATTGCACTTGTAAGTCCTCCTCGAAATGCTTCCCATCGATTTGTTAAAGTTTTTAATGAATTTTCTACCCGTTTGTCTATATCAGCTTGATTGTCAAGATTTTTTTGATAATCTTTAAGCCCTTGCACCCCCTTATCCATAAGTATCTTCATCATCATAGTGGCTTCTCCACCACCAAAAATATTTTTAAGAATATCCTCTTTTGCAACATCACTTTTGAGCTTTTTGACCTTTTCTAACTCTTTAAGTATATGCTCAAACCCTAAAAATTTGCCCTCTTTAGATACAAAATTAAACTTCATTTGATAATCTTCTTCCATCTTATCTTTTTTCTTATCTTCGGTTTCCCACAAAATTGCATTGTTCATCATATTTCCTATGCCAGTACCAACAGTCTCTCCACTGATACCAGCTCCAGTAAGAATACCAATAGGTGCCATCATCTCTTTTGCAACATCATAGCCTTTTTTGCCAATACCTTTTAATGCTGCACCAGCCTTTGAAAAAGCATATTGCATCTCTATAAGCTTTACCCCCGTATGAGATGTCTTCTGAATCAAATCTATAAACGGAAGCATTTTATTGTCTTCTATCGCAAACGCCTCTTTAAACTTAGCCGTGGCTACTGCTGCTTCTTTAAAGTCAACGCCTTGTCCCTTAAGAACAACACCAAGATATGCACTTGATTTCAGCACCCCATCAATGAGAGATTTTTCACTCACATTTAACGCTTTCATGGTTGTTGCCATCTTGTAAAAATCAGCCGTTGTCCCTGGTAAATCTTTACCAAGGTTTTGTGCTATCTTGTCTATCTTTGCAAAATGATCAGATACTTTTCCATTTTTGTCCATCAAAACATTTTGCAGTTCGGTTTGTGCATCTTCAAGTTCCATAGTAGCTTGTATGATAGGCTTTGCAACCGTATTGGTTGCAATAGCACCTCCAGCCACAGCCATGGTTTTAAGTCCAATCAAACTTTGTGTTACATTAGACAAAGATAAGCCTTGTGTTTTTGTTAGCTCACCGTTGAGTTGTTTGGCTTGTGATGTTGCATATTGCAAATCATGTCCAATATGTAGCGGTTTTAGTGATATGGCACTTGTGCTTTTCATGAGGTTTCTGTACTGCCCTAGCCGTAAGTTCACATCTCTAAAATCTTGACCAATTGTATGCATCGTGCCACCAACATTTGTTCCAAATCTAAGAACATCAGGGATGACTCCTGAAAATATATTGCTAAAACTACTCCCAACTTTTGTAGCACCAATCCTAAGATTTCCAAATACTAAATTGGATTTAGAATTAAGCTCCCTAAGAGGAGAGCTAAATAAATCTTTTATGTTTATACTAATGCCAACGTTGGTCATTTTTTACTCCACTGATTCAATCAAATCATTTAATAATATCTCAAAAACCTCAAAACTCATTTTGTCTTGTTCCTCCCAGCCAAAGTGATACTTTTCACCAATTCTAGCTTTGAGTATCACAAGCTCCTTTAGGCTTATTTGCCTGAAAGCCCCAAAAAATAACTATAGGTCGCTTTCATATGCATATAAACACTCGCATCCCACGTATACATCTCTTCAATGGTAACCATCAGCCCACAAAGATGTGCCATCATTCTAAGCTCTGCCTCTGCTTCGTTTCCACCAAATAAAAACAAATCTTTGATTATTGGTCGTCTCATTACCAAAGTTGAAGTTTTCTTTCCATCAATCTCAATCGGTCTTGATAATAAAATCTCTTTTGTCTCTTCTTGCATTGTTTTTTCCTTTTTTATTGAATGCTATTTCTTAGGGTCTGATAAATATCAACTCCACCAATTTTTGCTATCTCATTTCTCGTGTCTATGTCAAGAACCTCTTCGCCGTCAAGCTCAAGATGAAGCGTTGATACATAAACTTTGATTTTTGTCTTAAGTCCATCGGTCATCTTCCAGGTATCCATGTCAACATCAAGTGAGCCACCAATGGTTGCAATAGCTCTCTTGTCTGCACCATTTTCAAAAAAACCCCCTTTGCATTTAAAGGTTACTTCACCTGTTCCCATACTCTGAAACATAATCTGGCTCAGATTGCGAATCTCCAAATCAACTTCCATCTGCTCAAGCATACGAGTATCCACCCACTGCCCCATGATGAACTCTTTTTTTGTTTTAATAGGTGGTAACTTTAATGATTCCGATTGTCCTAAAAAACCATGCCCATCTACAAAAATACTAATATCTCTAATTACCGCTGGTATCCGTCTTTGTGCCATTTTTATGCCTCCAATCTTTTATATACTACGCTACTATAACTATCAACCCTATTAAAAGTAACAGAAATAAGTTCTGGTGATGGTGTCTCTTGACACTCAATGATAAAATAGAATTTATTCTGACTAATAGCTGTAGGTGTTGTTCTTGCCAAGTCTAACCGAACATTAAACCCCAACATTACTTCCGCTCCAACCAAACTTGCCATAAACGCCCGTAAGCTATCTTTTGCACTCTCTAACGCTGAAATATCTCTATCAACCGCATAAAAAATCCCATCAAGCACTGCAAACGAGGCTAAATCAAAAATCCTAACTCTTCGTGCATCTTGCCAAATAGGGTCAATATCAGTCGTCTTATAGTTCCAAGTCCGAAGACCTTTATAATTA